ATCAATGTTTTTTGTTAGTTTATCAAATTCGGTTTCTTTAGCCATCCTACAACCTAAAACCCGTTAATACTGCCGAAACAGATCCATTATTTGCATTTTGTGTTGCCATAATCCTAACCCTTGCGTTAGGGGGTATTACAAACTCAATTTGTTTAGGTTGATAACCCATATTGAAATCTGTTAAAACTGTCTTTTCAATAAATAAACCTGTTCCGTCTACTTCTACCGTATAACTTAATACTTCACCAGCACCTTGAGAACTCCAGTCTAAGCCGATGTTTATACGAGTTAAGTAATAGTAAGACGGATTATTATAATCGAGGAGGGTAACGGCGGAGGAGGTGAGAGCTTGAGAACCACTCCAACCGTATATGTTCCCCTCTTTAACTCTTAAGATGCTCTTACTTGGGCCTATTGCACTTGCCATTAGATCATCCCCATAGCCTTATCACCAAACAACAGGTATAGGACAACGATTCTGAGTAACCATTGCTCAGTAGTTTTGCCTGTTGTTTGTGTTATTGTTTCGTTTGCGTTAATGACAATTGATTTATCCATATACTTCACCTGTAAAGTTAGATCCTATTTTGCTATCAGATGAATGTTCCTGTTTATCTGCATAAATAACAACATCCGTTAAGGGAGGAATAATTAAATGCCTCCAATCTCCCATAGGCGGATTAGTTCCTCCGATAAAGTCTAATACTTTAATACCGTTAAATTTGACATACCATCTAATATCGTTATCTTCCCATGATTGACGATAAAATGTAATGATACCCTTAAGGATATATTCTCCCGTTGTAAATTTCATCAATTCATGTTCGTTAGTATCTGCTATTGTTGATAATTCACTATATGCATAAGCACATTTACCCGTAACGGTTAAACTACCCGCACTCGTAAACTGGGCGTTACTGCCCTTTTTTATTTTCATTCGAAATACAGTGTGACACTTCCAGATGAAGCGGTTGCGCTTCCTCCAGATGCGAACTGTATAGCGATTTGCAAGTCTATGTTATTGACACCTGCAACAGAAAATGCTACATCTTTGGATCCATCAGCTTGAGTTACACCACTATCAGCGGTTGCATCTCCATCTACACCCATTAGTGTAAAGTTCTGTTCTGACATATTAGATCCGGACAATCTGCATACTACTTCCCAACCTTTAGGGTTGAAACAAGCAAAGGCATAGTCTACACGGCTAATCCGTGATGCACCATCTGGAACTTGAATATTACCCAAGTTACTGCTTGACATATTATCGGTTAAACTGAAATATGTCTTATCGGTTGGCGTTGCGTCAAATGTTCGTGTTATTGTTGTTGCCATTTTTTATCTCCTTATATTCTGAAGTAAAGTTTACTTCCTCCAAGTTTTAACTGTGGAAAGCGTGAACGTGCAAAAGCACCACCAAGTGCTACGACTCCAGCCGTAACGAGGGTTTTTCTGCCACTATCGGAAGCGATCATATTAATTGCATTATTAGATAATGTATTGAAAGCTTTGCCAAGTTCCCCATCGGTTACATCCTTTAGAACTCCATCACCGACAATGTTACCAGCACCGGACACTCCTAAAGAGGTGCCTGTGGTTGCTATTCCTTTATTCAGGTATGAAGCTATTGCTAATCCTGATGCCATACCTGTAACACTTGGATGTGGAATTGATTTTTTCATTTTACTATTACCCCGTTTCACTTTTGTATATGCTCTACGGGATGTCTTTCGCATCATCCCTTTACGTGTAGATCTCTTTTTGGTAGACTTCGACCTTTCGTAAGAAGCTTTAGAAATCAATTTTCCATCGCGGAAATGCATCCAGCCACGTTTAGTTTTTTTACGATAGACACCCTTAGGCATACATTAGTATACCCAAATCCATTATATAACTTTATTCCCTTTCCAATTCACATATATACACCCATCCCCTACTAAGGCATATGGTAGATGACGACTTGTTATCAGGATATCGAAAGATATCAAGCTTCGCACTATGGGATGGTGAATACGCTGTCCTACGCTTTACCGGAAAAGTAGATCCGGACTTTGTTAAGACTGATTCTAAAGGTAATGAACAGCACTATGTAGGTGTCCATGTCCATCTCTTAGAACATTCTAACGAAAACTATAACCATTTGGTAGATACTGACACCATTATGCGAGTCGGTAAAGAAAGCACATTAAACAAATGGCTTGAAGAAGGGGGTTTAAAAGGAATGGCAAAAGATAAAACCTTTAGAGTAGATATGTCAAAAGCACTTGGCTATGGTTTAAGGATTGAATCATGATTTGTAAACGTTGTAAAGATATATTAGCTTACGAATACAAAAAGTATGTATGCATAAGGTGTAATGAATGACCTGTTCATGTATGCGTGGCACTGGATCTAAATATATTATCCGTTGTTACAGGTGCGGTCGACGTGGAGCCTGAGTTGGGGATGAGTAGGGTTAGGGGGTTAGAAAAGGGAGTTTGGTGCGTTAAAATGCGTTTAAACGGCATAAAACTGGGTTATTTGCGCAATCCCATGCCTTCGATTTGCGATGGCTTGGGTTTGCCCTCTTTTTGCGTTGCTTCGGCAATCATTGGCAAAAGTTTGGATCCTAACGCTTGAACATACCACGACTCGTTTTGAAGGGCCGACGCAACGTTATGCATAAGGTTGAGTTGGCCTCCCTCCTCCGTCTTTTTCATTTCTTTAGCAACATTTCCCATTGCACCCGACCAAAACTTTTGCAAGTTCTCTCTCGCTTGAGGCAACATGAATTCCTCAAAATCAATTAATGTTTGCTCTCTTATTCTCTTTACTACTACTTCTAATGCTAATAGGAGGGTTTCATCTGATTCACTCCCTCTTAACCAATCCTCGATTCTTTTTTGCGTTTTTAAGGGTATCCAAAATGTATAAATTGCAAAGTAAAGACCAAAGCTCAAGATCCAAATGACGGCAAATGTTGTGTCGTTCATTAGACACCTATAATCGTTTTAATCCCTTCTTCAACAATGGCTCTCGTATATCCTTTCTGAACCATACACGAAGTTATCCAAGCTATACCTGTTGTTTCAAAATGATAAGCAATTCCTAAAGTATCTTTAGCGTTTTTCTTACAAGCGTTCCAATCTGCAATAAATTTTGCTCTATCTGTAATACCTTCTCCTGTTTTTTCATCTACAAATTCCTCTATTTCTTTTTTAGCTTCATCTATAATATCATCTGCACTGGGAATTTCAAGATCTTTAATATAATTTATAACATCTGTTAAAACGTCTAAAGCTTCATCTGTTGAATGATAAAGAGAAGCTAAAACAACAGGTCGGGGTAAATTTAGATCTATTGTTGGTATTGGTTCGGCTATTGCAATTAGTTTAGCTACTGCATCAGCTCGATTATCTAATTTACAAGCACCTAACCAAGCACCAAATATTAAGAAAGGTTGCAGTAACGGGATAACTGTTAAAACTGCTCTATTCCAATCAATGTTTTTTGTTAGTTTATCAAATTCGGTTTCTTTAGCCATCCTACAACCTAAAACCCGTTAATACTGCCGAAACAGATCCATTATTTGCATTTTGTGTTGCCATAATCCTAACC